TGGCTCTGGCTCTGGCTCTGGCTCTGGCTCTGCAACATCATTCAGAAGATCATCAGGATGTGCAAACCAGCCAGCATCCAGATATTCCTGAAGCTCTTCGGCTTTCACGATTTCAAAGTCGTATCCAACGCCTTTCCACTTCTTCATGTCTCCATGACGAAAGATCATGTGTGTCATGCTTGTCTCCAGATAAAAAAGGGAGCCGAAGCTCCCTCTGGTTATCACGCGGTCTGGTTAGGCAGACCAACACCAATTGCCTCTGGTCGTACAGCACATGCTGAATACCACACAGCAATACGGCACTTGCCAGACAGAGTGTTGATATCCCCCTGCGTTGCGAAGATGCCGTTAACACCAATGCCAGGAATGCTGAAGGAAGACGTTTTCATACCAGCAAACAGTTCATGGGTTACCGGGATCGGCTGAGACAGCAGACGGATTGAGTCATCAGCCCAGAACACGTTAGCGGTGGTTGTTGCCACGTTCAGAACGTTTACCGGAGTGGTATCAGCAAGAGATGTGTTTACATTAGCGTAAGCCTTCTCTTCTTTTGTCAGTGACGCGTCATCCAGTGCAATCGGCTTCGGCGTGATTTCGATGTGAGTACCATCGATCACACGGGTGATTGAGAAAGTCGCATCATCAGTCAGCACGTTCTTCGCCATCTGAGACAGGAATTTCACACCAGTGAAGCTGATTTTGTCGCCGCGCTTAAATCCGGTGGTGGAGGATACGGTCACCGTTGCAACACGGTTATCGACGTTCTCTTTGTTACCATCGGTATCAAGGGTGTATGCCTGCGGCTTAAACTTCTGCGCACCAGAAACAGTTACACCAGTAGCGGTTGACTTGGTAACTGCCGGAAGTTTCGGTGAGCGAAGAATTTCATCAAAGCCAGCAATCTGACGCTGAATAGTACCGTTGCGATACGCTTCTTCAGGAACGCGCCCAAAGATGTCACCATCTACCAGGTTGCGGCCTGCTTTGCGGTAATCGTCAGGGTTCAGGAAGTAACTGATGCCCATATCGCGGTTTAGCTCACGGGAGAACATCAGGCGCTCTGCGTCAGACACAAAATCCCAGCCAGACAGGCCAGTAGATGGACCAATTGCGCGGGTATCGTGAACAACAAGCGAGCCCATTTCAGTTGCCTGTTTGGCAATCGCTGACTCAATGTTATTCGCCAGTTTTTTGGCGGATGCCTGGATGCGGCGACGGTAAGAACGCTCATCACGCAGGTCATCTGCACGAAGCTCGAAGAAATCGTTATCCGGATCGCCCATGTTGCATTTCACGGAGAGTTCCAGAATCCCGGTTGCGTTGCCAGTTAAATCCCAGCCAGTCTGGGTTGGCGCTTCCTGCTCAACAGGCATCCACACGGTGTTGCTTGAACGCTGCATGGATTCTGCCGGAGGGGTGTATTTTGTCACTTTTGACGCCATTGGCGTCAGGTTCTGGACGGTTTCGATGATTTCATCCAGAGCATACGTGACCAGTTGACCTTCATTTAATGCCATTATCGAATTCCTTTATTCAGTTGCGCCTTAAGCTTGCGGTACGTCTCTACATCCCCTTTGTTTGCTGCCGCTTCCATCTGCTTTTCAATCGCAGAGATATTTGCAGCAACAGCGTGCCCCTGAATGGGTTCATCAGGTAACGGGGCTTCTGAAACAGGCTTGGCTCGAGGCTTGAGAGTTAAACGTTCTGACAGTCGAGTGAGTTCAATCAGCGCGGATTGCCCGTCCATCGCCAGCAACTGGCGTGTTTTCTCAGGATTAGCACCAAGGTGATACATGAGAGCGGCGGATTTCTCCGGGAAGAGGCGCATGATGTCGGCACCGACTGCTGGCGGCACCAGTTGCATGAATACGTCCTCTTTCTCCTGATAGTCAGGGATATTGAGCTTTTCCGCTGCGTCGTAGTGCTTACGGGCTGCCTCGACGTATTGCGCTGATTGCTGGGTGAACTCCTGAGTTTTGCGACCCTGCTCGGCGACAGCCTGGCTTCGTGCGTCCATAGCCTTGATCTGCCATTCACTGTTTGCCTGCTGGAAGGCAGCCAGTGCGCGGCTCTGGTCATAGTCGTACTTAGCCAGTGCATCTTCGGAAAGATAATCGTTAGGGTCTGGTTGTTTTGGTAACTCAGGGTTCACCCGCAGGTGCTCCGGCAACTCTCCACGCTTAACCGCTTCCATCTGCTGCTCAAGCTCACGCTGGCGTTTGCGTTCGATGCGGCGACGGGCAAATTCAGCATTAGTTGCCGGGTCTTGTTTTGGTTTCTCATCGTCTTTCAGGACAATCTCGAAGCCTTCTTCCTGACCTGCGTTGTCGTTGGCATTATCGACAACTAAGCCATCAGCAGATGCCGCTGCATGATTGCCGGGCAGGGTTAATTCTTCAGAAGCCTGAATGTCGGTGGTTTGGTCCATGATTAACTCTCTCTTATTGAGGTGTCTCGGCTACTCCGCCGGAGGGGATTTGAACTTGACGCATAAGATTCGCGAAATCCATGCGTTGTGAATGAGTCTGGTCTGCATCTTTAAGAAGCAGCTCAGCGTTAGCACGAGCATCTTTGCTGCGCTGTTGCTGGAATTGACCTACGAGCTTGAGGTACTCACGCAGTTCTGCCTGCTTGTCGAGGTCCATATTGTTGAAGATCTCTGCAATCTTTGCGGCGTTGAGTTGGTTTTGGGCTTCAACCTTGGCGGCTTCAACCTGAATCTGCGCCTGTTGGTTCTCTGCCTTGAGCAATTCAGCCTGACCTTGCAGAAGGATACCCTGCGCCTGAATTTGCTCTGCTGATGGCTGCTGCGGCTGTTGTTGTGCCTGCTGCACCATCTCCATCTCTTCAGGTGTTTCTGGTTTCTTCAGCCCCATCATCACCAGTTGCTTGTTCGCGTACTCTCGCATCATCTCGACGCCTTTACCGTCAAGCAGCGTGAAGTATTGCAGCATCAGCATCTGGAACTCTGGAGTACCTTGCGGAACCTTGGTGAGCAACTCCTGAATCTCTGCGCGGTTCTGTTCCTTCATACTCTGGAAGGATGGTCCAACGTCCGTATAGCACTCATAGCGACCACGAATGTCGTTGAGTGTGACCACATTGCCGGACTGGTAATCGACAACTTGCGCATAGAGTTGAACGTCTTTCTCGCTTCCATCTTCAAGTGTCAGCGTTACATGACGAGGAACGTCATAAATATCGTTGACCATTGAGGCATAAATCTCGCCATCACGTCGCATTGCGGTAGCCAGGTTATCCTGAAACACGTATGTCTCAAGGTCTGCCCGCATGTTCAGTTGATTGACGGTATCGAAAGCGACCTGAGAGTTTGCTGCCTGCGCATCCACGCCAAGACTAGCCACCTCTTTTACTGCGTTGGTGGCAGCCTCAAGCATGTAAGCGTTGGCTTGCGGCACTTCAGGGTTTTCCATGTAGGAGATTGGACCAATCGGCAGGTCGTTGCCGTTTTCATCGGTCTTGTTCTGCAAATAGTACGGATAGTCATCATTTCCACCGTACATGTATTCGTAGCCTTCGATTTGCTCAGGGAAGAAGGTCGGTTTCTTCTTCGGTGAACGAGCAACAATATCGGCGTTGAACGACATGATCATGTTACGAAGGCGTTGACCGTCTTTCGTCAGCCTTACCACGCCCTCGTAGCACTCCTTGTCACCAGCGAATGACCATTCGCCGTACACAGGAACGATTGGGATATGCTCTCCAGCTATCTTCTCGCGGTCTTTCAGTATCTGCGTGCAGGTGATGATCGACTTATACACACGCCGACGCTTGACCTTACGCTCTGCTACCTTAATGAATCCACGATTAGCCAGGTCATCGATGACGTCTTTGATATCCTGCTGGTAATAGCTGACCGGCTCACCTGTCAGCGGGTCGCGGTAGATGAAGACCTTCTCTTTCTTCTCTTCTACCTCGTAATACTCAGCGACGTAGACGACATCATTCGATACCCACGGAAACAGCCATGTGTCGTTCGGATTCTGGAAAGATGGCAGCGTGTCAGGATCAATACCGTAATCCTCTGCGAACTCTTTCCAGCCATTGCGTGACAAAGCGTTAATCACCGTGCAGTGCTTAGCGTCGCTCTTATCCATCTGCTTGCTGTTGGCGTCCCATATGACGTGTGAGCAGGCTTCATGGATTGGAAGGCGTCGGATTACCTGATTGTTGCTTGTTGGGTCGTTGTCTTCGTACTGGGTGACCAGACGCCATGCACCAACGCCGGACTCTATCTGCTCACGAACTCCAACGTTAACGGCAATCTTTGCCGTGTTATGGCGCATATCAGTACGATACATTCCCATCAACACATCGGCAGCATCAGGATTAGCGCCGTCTTTTGGTCTGAAGAGAACGTCGATAGGGTTACGGCGCATCTCTGCGACCAGTTTCCTGACCACCGGGCGAACAACATCGAATTGTCCGCGATATTGCAGGGTAGTGTAGTTTGATAGCCAGTCATCCCATTGCGACACTCGGCTAAAATACAGGTCATTTGTCGCCTCGGTTCTGGCTTCATCGCTCGCCATCCAGTCCGCGTCAAACTTACACAGAATGGAATTGAGTCTGTTTTCGTCGGCCATTTAAGTTCTCCGTGCGATGGGCCTGATTGGGGCTGGTATCTTTTTCTCTTTTGGTTTTTTGATGTCGCGCATCATTTTTGCGAAGCGGCGCATCATGTATGCATAGCGAACGGCGGATAGCACGTCGTCGTTAAGCTTGACTATCTTCCCGTTTTCATCACGGTGATAGAGGCGGAATTCCTCAAAGAATGGTTCACAGGTGTTGAATACCTTGAAGCGACCATCTAGCATCATGTCGCGCAATTCAGTGATTCCAGGCTCAACAGCATTACCGCCATCAGGCCATGTCGCATGCTCCTGCAACATCATAAAACCAGCGTCCGCGTACTGCCCTTTAAGCTGCTCACCGCCGCCCTTCTCGTGCTGGTTTCCGTCATGAGGCCATGCGGTTGGCACTTTATGCGCCCATGATTTAACAGCTCCCCATGCCTGAACAGCTGTTTTTTCTTTCGCCTTCCACACGCGTGAAACGTAGATTGTGTCTGCGTCCTTATCCCACCAAAGCTGAACCTGCGCCTGTGGGTGATCCCATCCGAAATCCATCCCGCCAATTACGTAGAAGTGATCAGGACACTCGAACGGCTGGCACTTAATCGTCTCTTCCGGTATCTGGAAGATTCGACCGCTACCCATCGTAGGAATACCGCGAGCACGCGCCTCTCTCTCATGCTCGGGATAGGATGCGATGATTTGCTCTTTCTGCTCGTCGGTATAGTGCTCAGCGTCATAGATGGTCATGTTGACCACTTTCTGCGACTTGCTGGGATTCTTCAGGAACTTGGTAACAACGTCAGACATCCCCATCAGCGGGGTAAACGTCAGAATTGAGAATTGACCGTATTTGTTGGTACGGGTAAGGCCTTCGCCATAAATGCTGTATGGTGGTTCTTCGTCAAACCACACGCCGTGGATTGTGTCACCCTGCCAGCGAGCACGGCCTTGCGAGTATGGTTTGAAGTAGCAGATTGAAATGCCATCTTCAACGCCATCAGCCGTGTGATGCTTAACCAGAAGATGATCAACAAGGTTCGGAAAGAAAGGAGACTTCTTCCAGCTAATGATGTCCTCTTTCGGTATTGAACCGTAACCCGGTTCATCATTCTCTTCAATACGACCGCACAGGATGCGTTGAGTCGTTTTGGTTACCGTCTCGTTTGTCTCGCCGCCAATCCAGAAGACAACAGGCTCATAGAAACGCTTACCTTTCCACTCCCCGCCATATTTACCATCAGCCGGATAGCCTTTTGTTCCCGGATAACGCCCTGTAAGGTGAAACGCGACTTCAGCAGCACCAGTAAATGACTTACCAAGCTGGTTACCAGCCATAAAACAGCGCTCTGGATAGTCATGCCCGGCGTCGATGAACTCACGCTGTTTGCTGTATGGCGTAAATTCATATAGCAGGTGTGTGTTACGGTAGTTCTCTTCTTCTTCGAGTAGCTCGAGCAATTCGATTTGCTCTTCGTCGCTCAGGTTATCAAGAATCGCGTCCAGTTCCACGGTTGAATAGCTCCTTGATACGAGAGCGTCGCTTATCGCGATCTCCCTTATCAGGTGTCACGTCTTCAACTTGCGACTGCTCTTTGAGGCCCAAATCACGGGCGATGATGTTAGCGTTGAGAAGGTCAGCGGCTGCACCAGAGAATTTCTGGTCGTAGATGATGTCTTCCGCTCGTGATGTGACGTCAGAAAAACCTTCCATTGACCGGAAGGTTCCCCATGTTTGCCTGGTGATATCAAGGAAGGTACACAATCCTGAAATAGTCATGGCTCGCATCTTAGGGACATTAGCCTTAATTATTTCTCCCTGATATGAAAATACCTTACCCTCCCATAGCGGGTTATCATCAGCCCACTCGAAGTATTCACAACAAGCAGCCCACAGCGCATCAGGCGATTCGAATTTAGGATTTCGCCCATGACTACTGCGGGCCTCCCAAAATCGGTTGCCCTTTGGTGCTGCCATATTCATCTCACTTATTTGTTATTTCAGGTTGAGCATCATGCTCCGGTAGTGAACAGGTCTAACGCTTCCTTCGATTTACGCACCGCTTCAAATGTGCGGATCGTGATATCTGAATTAGCGCCGCCTGACTGGAAGTGAATTTTGAATAGCTCAAGCTTCAGCTCGTCAGTGCCGATGAATTGAAATGCTTCCTCTGCGGCTGCGTTCTGGTTCATGACCAGTTTGTAAATCTCTAACTGGAATTTCTGTTCTTCAGTCATGGGAATAATCTCTGCCATTGTTGGCTCCGTTTATCCGTTAAAAGGGGTATCAGTTAAGATATCCCGTGTAGGGTATAAGCCATTGTCGAGACCACTCATTGAATGGTCTCTGCAATAACCGATGTCTTTCCATCAGTCCGCCACCACAAAGAATCTTTTTTGCCATAAGGCAGGAGGTTCATCTTTCAGTGGCTGCCAGTGTTATTTCCCCACTTACTGGCTTGGGTTGCTTCGCGGTACTGCAGTAATGCAAAAACTGGATTAACCTGCGAAATCACACCATTCCGGGCAAATACATTTGCACTTCATTTGCCGCTCTCTCACGTGCAACATGAAGCAATCTTTTTCGCCCACCAACGCCCCACTTAGCCATTTGGCTTGCGCACTGGCTTATCGCTTTGGTTTCAGTATTGATGATGTGATCGATTCTATTCAGACGGGACATTGCGCCAACGCCGAGACGGACAACCGTTTTGAAAACTTCATAAACTTCGATTTCAAATTCCGGCTTAATCCATGCTGCATATCTGATTGCCAGAAGCTCAACACCCCACACACCTGGTTCTGCACCACCTTTGATTATTTTAAGTGGTTGAATTTGTTCCAAAGTGCTTTTTTGCACTTTGGCCTCCAGTGCTTTTATGAAGCGTTTTATCTGCGCGCTACGCAAAAACTGGCTTGGGCGCTGTTGCTCTGTAGCCTCTCCATTTGCAACTGCTGCTGCATGGAGATCGTTTAAGTTGTAGCGTCCATCCTCATCAACACGAACGGACACACCATTGACAATAACTGTTGGGTACTTCATCAGTGATTACCTTTTAGTGATGAACCTTGTCACACAGGATTCCGGCCCACAGAAAGGCACCGATCACCAAACCGGCATCCTCAAGGGTCATCCTGAAAGGTTCTGTGTTCAGAAGTCGCGCGTGTGAAGCGCGTTTGTTGCAGATATAAAAAAGCCCCGCGAATGCGAGGCTAAATACTGGTATTTGTAATGAACTGGCTCTTATCTCAACGCAGCCCCTTACCGCGCGCCAGATGCTCAATATCAAGCATCAGCAATGAGATGTTTAATCTGGATTCACTCCAGAAGTGATCACCATCCTGTCTACAGAGCCAGATGTGAAGGATGATGAGTAAAATTATCGCTATCATCGAAGGCATTGCGTCCTGATGTATTCCTGAAGCGTTCTCAGTGCTGTTTGGTCGCGGATAATTCCGTCCCGGACACCGAGAACGTTTCGTCCAGCAACTGGAGAGAGTTCGACGGTGGAATCATTGCCCATGCCGGAGGCGCCGGAGGTTTCGGCTGAGGATGGCACATGGCATTTTCCTTTGACGAGCACCCTGCCACCATTATCAAGCTTGCGCCGAAGAGCATCATTTTCAGCTTTCGCATCAGCTAGCTCCTTCGTGTATTTAGCATCGAGTGCATCAGCAGCACGCTGGCGTTGCTGCATGTCAGTAATGGTGGCGGTCGCCTGCTTCAGCTCACTGACTTTTTTATCACGCTGTTCTTTGTAGGCGATGGCATTATCACGGTAATGATTGACCGCCCACGACAGGCAGACGATGATGCAGATAACCAGAGCGGAGATAATCGCGGTTACTCTGTTCATACCTCAATCTCTCTGACCGTTCCACCCGCTTCTTTGAATTTTGCAATCAGGCTGTCAGCCTTATGCTCGAACTGACCATAACCAGCGCCCGGCAGTGAAGCCCAGATATTACTGCAACGGTCGATTGCCTGACGGATATCACCGCGATCAATCATCGGTAAAGCGCCACGCTCCTTAATCTGCTGCAGTGCAACAGCGTCCTGGCTTTTCGGAGAGAAGTCTTTCAGGCCAAGCTGCTTACGATAGGCATCCCACCAACGGGAAAGAAGCTGGTAACGTCCGGCCGCTGTTGATTTGAGTTTGGGGTTTAGCGTGACAAGTTTGCGAGGGTGATCGGAGTAATCAGTGAATAGCTCTCCGCCTACAATGACGTCATAACCATGATTTCTGGTTTTCTGACGTCCGTTATCAGTTCCTTCTGACCACGCCAGCATATCGAGAAACGCCTTACGTTGATTATTGATTTCCACCATCTTCTACTCCGGCTTTTTTAGCAGCGAAGCGTTTGATAAGCGAACCAATCGAGTCAGTACCGATGTAGCCGATAAACACGCTCGTTATATAAGCGAGATTGCTACTTAGTCCGGCGAAGTCGAGAAGGTCACGAATGAACCAGGCGATAATGGCGCACATCGTTGCGTCGATTACTGTTTTTGTAAACGCACCGCCATTATATCTGCCGCGAAGGTACGCCATTGCAAACGCAAGGATTGCCCCGATGCCTTGTTCCTTTGCCGCGAGAATGGCGGCTAACAGGTCATGTTTTTCTGGCATCTTCATGTCTTACCCCCAATAAGGGGATTTGCTCTATTTAATTAGGAATAAGGTCGATTACTGATAGAACAAATCCAGGCTACTGTGTTTAGTAATCAGATTTGTTCGTGACCGATATGCACGGGCAAAACGGCATGAGGTTGTTAGCGCAACCTCATGCCGCCCGCTTTCACGAAGATCATGTGTAGAAGGCCGCAGCGTAACTATCACTGATGAATTCAGGATAGCCAGTGGCTACGGCTCAGTTTGGATTGTGGCGACCGGTGCTGATCTCCGGTTTGCTGCAACTGCCTACAGCGGGCTACGTGGCCACACCGAATCCAGCGAAAGATTCTTGCCCTTACACATCAGCCTGTGCATTCACCACAACGATAAGAGCACTGCGCGGCACCTTTCACCAATTCCGCGAGGTCTGCGGGTTCAATGCTCTTACCTGTTGTGCAAATAAAAAAGCCACCGTTGCAACTTAAGAGTCACTAACGGCAGCTTACATCTTTAAACGGTATGATATTTCATTCTGGCGGCCTCAAAAGCCGCAGCGGCAAGTTCGGCAGTATCATGGTATCCAAGGTTAATACACTTTCCAGACGCATTAATTCTTGCTCTCCATTTCCCGTACTTAGCATCCCAAGACACGCCACGGTATCCAGATTTATTATTCTTCTGAATTTTCCTGTTCTGCATATTTTCGGAATGAGTGACAAGACGAAGATTTGATATCCGGTTATCTGTTCTTACCCTGTTGATGTGATCAATAAAACCATCGGGCATGGTGCCATAAACAATCAACCATGCCAGTCTGTGAGCAGGGTATGCTTTACCATTAATCATAATCATTAAATACCCATCAGAATTTATTGATGAGCATTTCTTGAAAGCAAAACGAGAGTTCCATGTCAAAGTGGTCCTCTCTCTTCCCCGCCTCCATCTCCAGTGAAAGTCGCCTGATGATGGATTGTAATCAACAACAGAAAGCACCATTTCTGGCGTTAATTTTATTTCTTTCATCGCTTTACCTTAGGGATAGAGCCTGTTCGCGTAGATATGACAGCCAAGAGCGGAGCGATGTTTCCACCACCATATCTCAGGCCCATATCACTAAGACTCTTGTTTTGATTGCACGCGAATGCAAAAAAGCCCACAGGAGGTGGGCTTGTGATGGTTGCTGAATGCAAAAGCAGCAGCATATGTGAATATTATGGCTAAATGGCTAATTGCATGTCAAGGTTTTTAACAGCAACATGCTTAACTTTCTCAACACGTTTACGCATTTTGAAAGCATTTTGCATTGGTTGGTACAAAACAAATAATGACGCTTTCAGGATGTCGTCAATTTCGTTTCTACAGGTTGCCAGTGAAGGTTTTCTCCATCCCTCGCCACCACGTCCACACATCTTGCGTGGCTTTGCAGTCGCGTGATAGTAGGATGCAATTGCTCGCTTAGATGAACCATGAGCGTAGTAGCTGAGGAGGATGCCAAAGGCTTTTTTGTCAATGTACATGACGGAATCGACGACCTGAGAAATCAACATTCCATCATCATCATTGCACATTGGCCTTGTCATAACTCTTCCCGGCTCTACGCTCTCCATGAACTTCGCTATTACGCTGCTCATGCGCTTTTCCAGACGACCTGAATAAACCCATGCGCCCCACAGTTCAAGCCAGCCATTCAGCCAATCGTGCTGTTCTTTGGTGAGGTTTAGCTCTCTTATGCTCATCGTCTTCCCTTTTTGCCTGGCGTGACCATCAGGACGCCGTTAACTATTACGTGACGTTCGCCTTTGCTGTCTCGGTTGTACTTGAGCACCGTTCCTCTTGCGCAGGAAAGTATCCTCGCCACTTCGGTCTGATTGCCTCGTGTCTGGATAAGAAGCTCTGGTATCGTTTGAATTGTGGCGTTCATGCGTTCTCCAGTTCGGTGATTTTTATTCCAAGCCTTCCGCCTGGTACTTTCACGCCACGAATTACGCGAATGTCATCGAATTGCTCGTCGTCTTCCGCAAATCCGGCGTGGATAAGGGAGTCGAGTAAACCTTTCAGGATGTTATCGAGGTCGCGGCGGCGGGAGTCTGGAACGTCTGCGATGACTTTGATGCGGAGTCGTGATTTGGTGAAAATGTCTAACTTGAGTTGGCGGATGATTTGCTGAACGTCTTTTCGGTATTTCTGGCCTTTATCGCTGATGTAGTATTGGCTTCCCCGTCTTCGCCAGTAGGTATTCACCGACGGCGGGTATGGAAGCACAAACTGATATTCGTTCATGACTTAATCTTCCCCTCCTTCAGCAGTATCGCCTGCGTCCTGATCACGCCTTCGAGGTGGTAAAGTCTGGCGTCTTTGTTGTCGAGGTTATGGGTGCGTCGGTCGATTTCATCGTGACACGCGCTACAAGCCCATGCGCCGATCAGGTCGTCAGGCTTCATCCCCGTTCCACAAATTCCAGCCATCCGGTAATGTGCCAGAACTGTAGTTTCAGGATTACCATTGCATACGCCGTAAATACGTACCTGGCATTCTCTGCCGCGTGCTTCTTTGCGTAGATTAGCCATTAAGCGGCCTCCCCTGTTACTTTCAGCATTCCGTTATCGAGCAGCTTTCTGGTCAGCCACTGTTGACCACGCCCGGTGATTTTTGTGGTGAACGATATCTGTATTCCGTGATTTGTGTTGACCGCTGTTTCTTTCACTGTGAAATAGCCGCGATCCATATATTCCTGCATTGGCACATTGCGCCGGGAACCTGAAGCAATAAGGATTTTGTGATCGCGCATCCACGCAAACAGTTTGTTTTGACCAATTCCAACAACCTTTGCAAAGTTTCCAATCAAAATTCCGCTGGCCTCGCCAACGCGATCGGCAAACTCAACTTTAGGTGCGGCAATTGCGAGCTGGTTTTCCAGTTGCATTTTCTGCTCAGCAAGATCAGCAGCAAGGCGCAACGCTTCCGGTAACGTTTTGGGGATATTAACCGCAGTTTCTTCAAGCTCTCGCCAACGGTCAACAAGACGAGCGGTGAATTCCGGCGACAACTGGGCTACAACGACAATACTGTCTCGCTTTCCTTGTTCGCCTTCGAATACATACACACAAAAACTTTGATTTAAGCCTAACCCATTGATTCTTCCACAATCCTCAATTTGAGGAAGCCGGATAACACCATTTTTAGCCAGCGTTTCGATGGTACGTTTCACATTGTCATGACGCTTACCAACCAACTCAGCGATTTCAATGCTTGTCATTTTGATGGCATTGCCATTTATTAACTCATTCATCGTCTTCTTCCTCGTACATTGAGCTATTCGGATCGCTCATCAGTTCTGCGCAGCAGTGCTCACACACGTGAACTTCCAGCACATGCAGCTTCTGACCGCAGTTAGCGCACGTTAAAGCCCGCTCGACGCTTTCTTGTTCGTAACTTCGATTTTGGTCAATCACCTTGTTTTCCTCGCACGTTCTCTAAGCCACCGGATATCCCACAGGTGAGCCGTGTAATTGAAGGTTTTTACGTCAGATTCTTTTGGGATTGGCTTGCGTTTATTTCTTGAGCGTTTCGTTGGAAGGTATTTGCAGTTTTCGCAGATGATGTCGGTGATATTTCGTCGCTGTCGTCTCATTCGTACCTCCTGTCGGTAAATCTGACACCCTGACCAATAGCCCAGGCTGTTGTGTACTCGATCAGACTTGCCATACGCTTCACGCTCATCTGCGCGCTGCTTTCGCGAATGTTGACGTATTCGCCTTCAAGCCCGGGTAAAACATCAGCTTCCTGTTTTGTTGCCACTGCATGACCGCTGATCAACAAAACCTTCCATTGTTCCGGTTTTAACCATTTTCCGCACCATTGAACCTGACGTGCGATATCCGCCAGCATCGCGTGAAATTTTGCGTTCTGGTCAAGGTTGCGCTTGTAGTCAGTAATGCGGATGGTGACTGGCTTGTCTTTATCGAGAGGAGTTTCGAGGATGGCGTTGATTGCGGCTTGCTGTTGTTGCTTAGTTCGGAGGAAGATTGTTTGCTTCATCGTTACTCCTTCACTTTGACTCCAGCAGCGCGGATGTTTTCCTCATAAGCATCCATTGCATCACCGAAGCCATTGGAATAATCAACAGTAAACCCTTTGGCTAATGCTTCTCTGCTGTCGATAAACTTTGGCGCGGTTATTTCAATAGCTGCTCGCGATGCCTGCCATAAAGCCCACCACTCATTTAAGGAGTGACGAATATCCATGCTTGAAAATGCAAAGTACCTATCACCATTTCTTGCCTCGGTTATCATCTCGAATGGTAATCTCAATTTTTTGGCAACGTATTCCTCAAACTGCTTTCTTGATTCGTCCATCGATACTTACCCTCAGTTCAACTCACAAAACACCACGCCATTTTTGCTACAGCGACAGGCGAAACACCGATAATCACCCACATGAGAATGCTACCGAAAAGCACACCCGCCAGGTCTTTACCTTCGCCTACCAACCGGACAAAACAGACAGCAACCACAATGAACGTCGCCACCATCCACAGAGCACCGAGAAGCCTCAATGCAGAGAAAATTAACTCAGCCACGATTTACTCTCCCCCAAATAAAAAGGCCTGCGATTACCAGCAGGCCTGTTATTAGCTCAGTGATGTAGATGGTCATCAGAATCCTCCTTTCTTCTTGGACTGCGGTTCCTCGCGTTCACGGCGGCGCATTTCAGCAGACTGTTGGTCTGTGTCATAAATAGCGCCATTTGCCTGTATGCAATACACCGTGCCGGTATTGCCATGACGATTGAGACGAAGGATTAGTTCGGTTTCACCAGGAGGAACGCTGTCATCAAAAGCACCTTCCCGATGGATCCCCACCCAATAATCGCAATCCTGTTCAATCTGCCCTGTATCTCGCGAGTCACTTGGTAATGGGCGTTTATTGGTTCGGCTTTCCAATGCGCGGTTAAGCTGCGTCAGAAGCACAACAACGCAATCAAGCTCTTTGGCAAGGTTCTTCAGTCCTTTGGTGATCATGCCGTAAGCAAGGTCGTTGCGATCGGCCTTTTCAGCGGTCATTAGTGTCAGGTAATCGACCAGAATCATGCCAACACATCCTTTTTCTCGTTTGATTCGACGGCTTTCGCTGACGATTTGAGCCAGAGATAATCCCGGCGTGTCGTCGATGTAAAGCATGTCGATTTCACTCAAGCGATTGGCTGTTTCGATCGCCCTGTTGAAGTCACCATCGTAATCACCCTGATAGCCGTCATCGGCGTCATTTGTCGCCGGAAGGTAAAAAATATTCGGGTTAACACCTGACTTCTGCCCTACCAGTTTTTCCAGTATCTGGTCACCTGGCATTTCAAGGCTGAACATCAGAGCGGGCTTTTTCTCATGCACTGCGCAGTTGATTGCCATCTGGCTGTATAGCGTGGTGTTGTGAGTTAGAATGTATCCGTCAGTTGCATACAAATGTCTCTCGTGGGATACCATGATGCAAATGCACTCTTCACGTCCAATATACTCAACCGACGTGATAACAGGCGCACTTGTTTTGATGCGTTTTGCAGTGAATTTTTGCTTCAGGCGTGGAGATTTTATGTGTGATAGAACCTCATCAGGCAACCTGATTGCGCAAATATGGGCATCCATACCTTTGCGCATTTCTCCCTTATAACTGAATTTCGGCTCCTGTTTGGTTGTCATACGACACGCGCCACCAAGAGAATGCACCAGCCGCTTTACACCATCTGACAGGAACTTGCTTGCCGAGCTAAAGCGCAGGGCATTATTTCCTTCAACCCAACCATCGGTTTCAAGTAATCCGCATAGAACATCAATACGAGTTTGCTTATCAGCAGAAAAAATAATATCCGGGATAATTTTAATCTCTGACATCCGGCCGTAGATACCAAGCCGTTGCATAACCCGCGTAAGAGATAATTTGCGGCTAAACTTGTGAGATAGGGAGTAATCGCAGCCAGAAACATGCCTGACTTCAATATCGTCACCCACTTCAGATCTTACTCGCTCAATGATGTATGGTTCCGTCATGCTGATTCGTGGCGTACCTGCAAGATTTCCATCGCCAAGTAACGCACCTAACAGCCATGGGCTAATCCCTAAATCAACAGGCAATCCGAAGTCACCGCTAATACCAGGAACATGAATGCGGCTTTGATAGCGAACGCATTCCATCATGTCCCGTAGGCGGCAGGTGTCTACAACATCAACGCCACCGGTAATACGGTTACTATGAATCTCCCACAAATGATCATCCGCGCAATCAACGGTTCTTCCGTCAGAGAACGTAACTCGGTAAATATCTCGCTCCCCTTGAGGAAAAACTCCAGACACGAATGATGGTTGTCCATCCACTGATGCTAGGGAATCTCCAACACATACGTCACGAAATGTTGTCCATGAACCATCAGCAAGCAAAATGCGTGAATTAAGCGGTTGCGCTTTCCCCATCTTAGGGCGAGCGCCAATGACAAACAGAGAGCCTTTCACCAGACCTTTCGGTGACAGCATCCTGTCCAGCGATGGGATCCCTGTGCTCATTCCTCGTTGTTCGCCTGACGGGTCAAATCGCTTCTCAAGGTCGCTAACCCAGTCTTCCATGACCTCACCAAATGAGCGAAGGCCGCGACGCGATCCGGTTTTTGCATGGTCTGTCAGTTGCGTGAAAATCGCCTGAATAGCTTCGTACTTCTGCGTTGCAGTCATTCCGTTGCGGGAATAGAGCAATTCCGTCGCTTCAGTCATGCGGTTGATGGCGTAGCGTTCCATTGCGGTTTCACGAACCTGCATTGCATAGGCAACGATGTTTGCGGCGCTTGGCGTGTTCTTTGCGATCTCAGCGATATAAGCAAAACCGCCAACAGACGCCGTTAACGATTTACGCTCCAGTTCATCGAAAAGCGTCAGGCCATCTACTGGCTTTTGCTCCCGGTGCATTCTGGTTATTTCTTCGAAAAGGATTTTGTGTGGTCGGCTGTAAAATGAATCGGGCTTCAGCATCGCCAGAACTTTCTGGACGCGCTCACTGCTGTCATCATCCAGAAGCAATCCACCAATCACCGCCTGCTCTGCCTCGATGCTATGGGGCGGCGCATAAAAATTATCGGTCATCGTGTTCACCCTCACGAACTTTCAGGTAGGTATTGTCGTTAAGCAGGAAATCAAATCCCTTTTTGTGCCAGACGGTTCCGCGTTGATGGTTTGGGCGTTCTTCGAACATCCATCGGCAATTTTCGCCTACGTAGCTCAAATAATTTCTCCAGCCCTGCATCGTGAACCCATGCCCGTCAAGCTGGCGGGTTATCACTCCGGCTTTGCGCCAGAACGTTCGGATCTGGTTTTTACGCTTGTCATTCAGTGCGCGGATTCTTGGCGCTTCAGGAAGGATTTCGTGGTAAGCATCGACAACATCCTGACAGCTGACGGAAGGTTTTTTCTTGTCAGACTTTTTGTCTGCTGTGGCACTCTCTAATACGTCAGTATTAGAGATATTATTTATATTATTGTTTATGGACAACCGTTGGACAACCGTTGGACAATCTCCGCTGAGAGCCGCGCCATTACTGGTGTTTGCGTTGGACAACCGTTGGACAACCGTTGGACAATTTTTTGCCTGAAAATCGTCATATTTAACGATTGTAAACAGGCTAAATTTCTTCCCCATCGAGCAAATATTAAGCATCCCTTTCGACTCAAAAGTCCGTAATAAGCTCCGAACTTTGTTGTCGGGGATGAATGTTTCTCTGACCAGCGACGGGCGTCCAGTTATCATCTGACCGCGATCAACAGTTATCGGACCGATATCCGTATTGACGACAGTAGATTCGTGATTAGCCTTGAGGATTAAGTGAAGCCAAAGATGTACTGCCTGAGAGTCCTTATAGAGCCTGCTGTCCATAAACTGGCGGTGTATAGAGACATACCCCATACTGGATGCCTCCTGATGTTGTACAGGGTTATGCCTGTAATCAGCTAACTTAACGACGCCCATGTTTCACTCCTGCTTTGGCTAGTCTGTAAACACCAACAAGGCGCTCTGCGAACGCCCTGTTATTTGCTGCGGCTACCACTAATCCCTCAGGTGAATCAGGGTGTCGAATCTCTTCTTTTTCCTGGTATTTCTTACGACGTTTTGTCATAATTACTCCTGTGGATTGATCCAGTAATTCCCTCAGAATTGCATATCAATTTGCTTAAAATCCTCGGTGGCGGCCGGGGATTTTTTCTTTGTGATTTCATCAAGCGCATACTTAAAAGCCCTGCTAATCGGACTGATGTCTGATGCCATTCCGAAAGCACACAAGACCGAAGCAATAAATCTCCAGTCCGTTCTGCTTATCTTCGATTCATGACAGCCAATCATCTTTGCCAGACCGCGCTGGGTAAGCGTTGACAGGTTGATGAGTAAATCAGTTTCAGCGCGATCAATTTCTCGCTGTGTTGGCTTGCTGTAACTTGTTTGTGTCATTTCTTACTATCTCCATAGGTAAATAATTTGGGTTTTTATCGTGCACCATTGACAGTCATCCTTGACCACGCCGGGCACCCGACCGTATACCGGGCCGTTCGGTATAAAAATTTGCTTTATTAAGCTGCTTTGTTCGGATTGGGGAACAAAGCGGATAAATCAGGGCGAATCAGGTATGCAGGGACGCTTCCATTGGTAGCCATTTCAATGCGCTTGGCATTTTCAGCGGATACCCTTTTCTTCCCATGCAACCAAGCCCATACAGACGGCTGCTTAACACCGCAGGCATCAGCTAACTTTTGCTGACTTCCTACTGAGTCAATAGCCGCTTTAATAGCCTTGTTGACCATAAAAATAACTCCTGCTGAATTCACAATCAGAATAATAGCCAAAGCTATTCAGAAAGTAAATAGCTTTAGGTATTTGACTAATAATAGCTGTAGCTATAGGTTGTACGAATGAAACTAGATACTTTTTCTCAAAGGCTTACATACGCGATGGATCAGGCTGGGTTTACTCAGGCTTCTCTTGGCAATGCTGTTGGCATGTCTCAGCCAAGCGTCTGGAAACTTACGTCTGGAAAAACACGCAATACGCGCAAACTTTTTGAAATATCAAAAGTGCTTGGAGTTCGTACGGAATGGCTTTCAGATGGAACTGGGCCAATGCGTGATGAGGGAGTTGAACCTTATAATCCAAAATCTTCTATTCCTCATGAAAGCACGTGGGGATATTTGGACCCATGGGATGGAGGAACGCCTTTAAGAGGTGATGAAGTTGAAATTCCTTACCTTAAAGATATTGAGTTTGCATGCGGGGATGGTCGGGTGATTGATGAAGATCACAACGGCTTTATGTTGCGCTTCTCCAAATCAACCCTTCGCAGAGTTGGCGCGAACAGTGATGGAAGCGGGGTTGTTTGTTTTCCGGCTCGTGGCAACAGTATGGAGCCAAACATTCCTGATGGAACAACAGTTGCTGTTAACACCAACGATAAGAAAATAGTTGACGGAAAGATTTACGCCATTAACGAGAACGGTTGGAAACGCATTAAGATTCTCTTTCGATCAGGGCCTGACAAGGTAAGCATTAGAAGCTTTAACTCACTGGAATACCCACAAGAAGAAAAGAATCTAAGCGATATCGAGATCATCGGAAGAATCTTCTGGTGGTCTGTAGTTGACTACTAACCTCATCACACCACAACAAACCCGCTTTTTGCGGGTTTTTTATTGCCCAAAAAACACCAAATCTCACATACAAGAAAAATAAATTACATTAGATATCAATAACTAAATAACCAAAGGAGTTATTTTATAACTATAGCTATTTACAGCAATAATAGCTTTGGATATAGTTAAGCCATGTCGAACGGCGCGACATTAAACCATGCGTCGGGAGCGCGGCGGGTTCAGGATGAACGGCAATGCTGCTCATTAGCGAGAAGGCTTTTTTGCTTTTAGTCACAAAAGCAAAGCAGCTTTTTGATATAGAAGCCGTTCGAAAAAATAGAAGTATTTATTGCAAAGATTCAAACCCATTAGGAAACAAAATACATGCAGTCCAAAAAATAAAATTGTACAGTAAACTACCGTACGGTGCTTATTGGGTATGCTTATGGTGAAAAAGACTATTTATGTTAATCCTGACAGCGGACAAAACAGAAAAGTATCTGATAGAGGTATTACATCTCGAGACAGGAGGAGAATAGCGAGATGGGAAAAAAGGATAGCATATGCATTAAAAAACGGTATAACACCTGGATTTAATGCTATAGATGACGGTCCTGAATATAAGATTAATGAAGAACCAATGGACAAAGTTGACAAAGCATTAGCAACACCATTTCCTCGCGATGTCGAAAAAATTGAAGATGAAAAATATGAGGATGTAATGCACAGAGTTGTTAATCACGCTCACCAACGAAATCCAAATAAAAAATGGTCATAGCCCACTTCGGTGGGTTTTTTATTGTCTGAACAAACCTAATTTACTACCGCAAGCCACGCAGTGAAATGGGCGTGACTTGTGTTGGTCGCCAGAAAATGAAATTAGGTAGCAAACCACTTATTTGAGAGGAATTAATATGTCATCAATCCGCTTAACTACGAGAATGAAAGAGGAAATCGCTCGTAACGCTTTAATTAAGTCTGGGGTTTTCACTGAACTTGAAGAAGTAACAAAGTTAAAGAACCAGCTTGCACTTGACGCCAGAGTTATTGCGTTTGGCGGTAAAAAGAAAACTGAGGAAGTGGATCATTTATATTCCAAGTTAGTAGCTATAAGTGAAGAACTTGAAAAACTGGGATGTTCATTTTACTCATACGATGTTCGTTCTACTTCAATTTATCTGACTGTATCTGGCCGAAGGGTTGGATGGCATTCATATGGGAAAGACGGCAACGGCGAAGATATATTGCTCCCTACTCCGACCGAAGATAAATGCATGTTTAGCGCAGAACACGAAATAACAAAAAGGTTTGATGAAATCTGCGCATTGCAACAAAAACTTGAAGCCAAGAAAAAGGATATCGAATCAAATGTATGGGCTGCTTTGAACTCAGTCACAACAGTTAAGCGACTTATTGAAGTTTGGCCTGAAAGCAAAGAATTGCTACCAAAAGAAGCAGATAAAGCAAGTACAGCACTTCCTGCTTTACGGGTAGAAGATTTGAATAAGATGATTGGACTTCCTTCCGAGGCCGCATAGTCGGCCTTTATTTTTGGCACTAACAACAGAATAAACACTGCACTGTGTATTCATTCCAACGAGTGAATACACGGAGCAATGTCGCTCGTAACTAAACAGGAGCCGACTTGTTCTGATTATTGGAAATCTTCTTTGCCCTCCAGTGTGAGGGCTTTTTTATATGCATACCAATAACGCTTCATTCGAGGCGTTTTCGTTATGCAATCAAACAGAAGGAGCATCCTATGCAACAGTTCGCTATTGCAGGGGCGGCATCGGTTCGCCCTTTCAACCCAATTTTATCGGTACAGCATTCACGAAAAAATATTTTAACCGGAGCAGACTTTAAACAACCAAGAATGAAAAGTTTGCTCGAAAAGCTTTGGGATATTTTGAAACAACAAGGCCGTCCATGAGTTTTACGGATAACTGGTCAGACGAAGAATTCATTCGTCAGATGAAAGAATTAATCGGTAACGAAGGAGATATTCATGTCACTTGCAACCACAGTGAAGGAGAGCAAGTTACAGAGACGCATGTACACGCAGAAAGCTCTCTGGTATCGCCATAATGGCGACCGCGAAGGAATGCGGGTATGCCTTAATTTGTCCCGAGTCGAAGTATTAAATCAGCGTTATTTCCTTGGGCCGTGTCCATTCTGAGGTGATTTATGGATTTGAATAAATTCGATGAGCCATTCAGCCCTGAAGATATCGAATGGCGAATACAGCAAAGCGGTAAAACACGCGATGGCAAAGTGTGGGCTATGGTGCTGGCTTATGTCACGAACCGGGCAATCATGAAACGCCTTGACGATGTTTGTGGCAAAGCAGGATGGCGCAATGAATACCGCGATATTCCTAACAACGGCGGCGTTGAATGCGGCATATCAATCAGGATTGATTCCGAATGGGTAACCAAATGGGATGCTGCTGAAAACACGCAGGTAGAAGCCGTCAAAGGTGGTCGTTCCGGTGCAATGAAGCGCACTGCCGTACAGTGGGGAATCGGTCGGTATCTGTATAACCTTGAGGAAGGTTTCGCACAAACATCTCTCGATAAAAAGCAGGGATGGCACAGGGCAAAACTCAAGGATGGAACAGGATTTTACTGGCTCCCTCCATCGCTGCCGGGATGGGCAATCCCAGCATCAGATAACAAACCATCACCAGAAAATACCAACCAGAAATCTCCATCGGTTGACTGCGAGCAAATCCTGAAAGACTTCAGCGATTATGCGTCAACAGAAACTGACAAGAAAAAACTCATCGAGCGTTATCAGCGTGACTGGCAATTAATGGCTGGCAATGAGGATGCGCAGGCTAAATGCGTTCAGGTAATGAACATCAGAGTTAACGAGCTAAAACAGGCGGCATAAATGGCAAGCAGAGGCGTAAATAAGGTGATCATTATTGGTCGCCTTGGGCATGATCCAGAAATCAGATATTCACCTTCAGGAACGGCATTTGCAAACCTTACAGTTGCTACGTCAGAACAATGGCGTGATAAGCAAACTGGAGAGCAAAAGGAGCAGACGGAGTGGCACCGTGTGGTAATGAGCGGGAAACTGGCAGAAATTGCCAGCGAATATCTGCGAAAAGGCTCTGAGGTTTATCTTGAAGGCAAATTGCGGACAAGAAAATGGCAGGATCAAAGCGGACAGGATCGGTTCACTACCGAAGTCATCGTGGGCGTTGGTGGAACCATGCAAATGCTTGGTGGCAAGCAAGGAGGCAATGAACAGTCTTCACCTCAGCGAAATAACGGTCAGCAACAAAGACAGCAATCTCAGCAGCATGGAAATCACAGCGAACCACCTATGAACTTCGACGATTCGGATATTCCGTTCTAGGAGCTGAATATGAAAATCTGCTCAAGATGCCATCAACAGAAGGAAGAAAGGGACTTTCAAATCAGAAGAGCATCCAGAGATGGATTAACTGCCGCTTGCCGGGCTTGCCTGGCTGAATACGACAAAGAACGCGCTGGATTGCCACATCGAGTATCAGCAAGGAGAGAATATCAATCATCGGAACGCGGAAGAGAACGGTGTAACGCAGCCAAAAAGCGGTTCATTCAGAGCAACCCATGGAAAAGAAAAGCCCACATCATTGTGGGTAATTTTTTGCGCGACGGTAAGCTAATCCGACCACCACAATGTGAGTGCTGCGGATCAGAATGTAAACCACAGGCGCACCACTGCGACTACAGCAAACCAACCGATGTAATGTGGCTCTGCAAGTCATGTCATGTCGAGTGGCACAAACATAACAAACCTATCTACCCAGACGAGGAACCAGTAACTCTCCCCTTCCCTCGTCACGCTATTCACGCAATTTAAGGACTTACATGAATCACTTGATGGTTGACCTTGAAACAATGGGCAACGGGCCATACGCGCCAGTTATTTCTATTGGGGCGGTATTCTTTGACCCGAATACCGGAGAAACAGGAGAAGAGTTCTCGGTAAATATCTCGCTTGAGTCATCAATGCGATATCGGGCGCGTCCTGACGCTTCAACGATTTTATGGTGGCTGGAACAGAGTGAAGAAGCCAGAAAATCGCTAACCAGCAACACTCAGGAGCTTTCAACGGCTCTTTCATGGTTATCTGAATTCATCATAAAGAACGCTAACCACAAATTCGTTCAGGTTTGGGGGAATGGAGCATCATTTGACTGCGTTATTCTCCGAAACAGTTATTCGCTGACAGGGCAGCCAGTTCCATGGCAGTGGTGGAATGACCGCGACGTAAGAACAATCGTCGAGCTTGGAAAGGTAATAGGATTCGACCCTAAGCGAGATATGCCATTCAAAGGAACTCGCCACAACGCTCTTGATGATGCCATTCACCAAGCCAAATACGTTTCAGCGATCTGGAAAAAGTTAGCTAAATAATCAACAGGAGAAAACCATGCCAGCGCCTCTGTATGGTGCGGATGACCCGCGCCGCTGTTCCGGCAATTCCGTATCGGAGGTGCTGGATAAATTCAGAAAAAACTACGATCGGATAATGTCGCTACCGCAGGAAACGAAAGAGGAAAAGGAATTTCGCCATTGTATATGGCTTGCAGAGAAAGAAGAACTCGAGCGAATTTACCAGACATCAATCCGACCATTCCGCAAAGCCACATATACCCACTTCCCTGAAATTGACCCGCGCCTGCGTAATTACCGCTCACGCTATGGCGCTATCAGTAATGACTGAGGAATTTACCATGAGAGGACTTGCATACAATCCCGGCATTCTTCCGGCAGAAATGATTATTCGCCAACGCGTAAAGCCAATGCCATCGAGAGAGGAATTGTTTAAGAGAAATTCTTTTCCATCAGTGAATCAAAACAAATATCTGAATGCAATGTGGCGGAGTGGGAAGAAATGAAACAAATGTCACTAATTGAGATGGATGGATTTCTGAAAGGTAAATGCATCCCACGAGATTTAAAGGTTAACGAAACAAACGCTGAATATCTGGTGCGTAAATTTGCTGAAGCGGAGGCCAAGATTTCGGCTCTGTCCGAAGACCAGCAGAAAGCGATTGAGTCAATTAAGCAGGCTGATTCGGCTGTTAAGTTGGCACACGAGAAGTTTTCGGCGTTGGCGGCGGAGAATGCGGGGCTGAAGTCTGGCGCTATGGACGAAATCAAGGTTATCAACCGTGGAGGTCAGGCATATTGCGTAAAAGATGGAGTGCAAGTTAATCCCATGTATGCAAGAGGGTGGAATGACTATCGCGCAGCCATGTTTCAGTCAGGAAACTTTCGGGAAAACAAGAATTCGTCAAC